ATAATAAAATATTCCTTGTAGTCCTTCCTTTGTCTGCTTCGTAAGCTTTAAAATTCTTAGTAATTAATTCTTCCTTTAACTTTCTAGCTTCATTTTCATCATTAATTCTGGCTCTATTTATAAAAGCGTCAGGACTGGACATTTTTATATTACCAATAATAATATAAAAATTAAATTATAGGAATTAATGAAGCATGTCCGCCATCAGAATAATTAAAAATTTCTAGAGGAACATTGCCGTCTATTATATATTTTCTCGTAATAGAAATCTTGTCGCCTGTTTTGCTATAAATTAAATAAGAAAATTCTTTTTCCATCTTGAAAGATATTTTATTTTTAATTAAGAAATCTAAACATTCTTCTTCATTCTTAAAATATAATTTTCTATCCATTACAGAATAAATATATTCTTTTAGTTTTTCAAAAGTCCAACCAAAATTATATCTTTTATAATATATTTTAATAACAAACCATAGATTTTTAAGTGTATATTCGTAAGGAATACTATCTTTGAACATTTGATTTAATTTACAACAAACTAGAGAAACGATTAAAGAATCATCTTTATTATTTTGAACGATATAAATTTTATCGGTTGTATCATTTTTCCAAACAAAAGGAGTTTTATAACAAATAGACTCGTCAGAAATCACGTTAATTTTAATATTTTTATTGATAATATTATTCTTCCAATAATCAAAATCTGAAGAAATTAATACTTTATTAAATTGATATTTTTGAAAATCTTCTTCATTACCAATGATCCAGTTATGAGCTTTGAGTTTGGCAATAGAATTTTTACGATCCAGATGAATGATTTGGGTATCTTCTAAAGCGTTAATAATTACAGAACGCCACAACCTCTCTTCTGGTAATAAATTTTTATGAGCTAACGCTTCCGTGGCTATCTCATAATGTATGTTTGTTTCGTAAGGTTCTGCCATCAATGTCCATATATCTTAATCAAATGTGATAAGGTTTCCTCATACAGTTGAATGATATATGATTCAGCTTCTTGGTCAACATAAAACGCATAATCTTTGTAAATGTTATCTAGCATATGCATTCTTTCCACTCCGTTTAATGACTCAGGGTCTACCAATTCAGTAACAAAGACGCTGTGGTCTTTGCCGAATAGATCTTCCCAAATTGATTTTTTGTTAGCCATACTTAATTGTAGGCATACTGATATTAAACTACAAGACTTGACATTTAGTTATTTTCTTCTTCATCTACTAAATATGATACATCTGTACCCTGTTGTTGAAAGTATAAATCCTCAAGTGCTTTTTTATGGTCATTATCTAATCTAGAAATAATAGCATTATGTAAATCAAAATCAGGGCAATGGGCTAATATTTTTAATAATGTACCCATTCTCATCCAACCACCTTTATTTAATTCGGTTTGCGTGTTATGTGGTATACCAGAAAGTTTGGTTAATAATGCTGCAGTTATCTGATGTTTTTTCTTATAGCGTCCAAGATAACCTTTTTTAATTTTTATTTGATGCATTCTCATCGTCCTCATCTACTAAATACGAACCTGTGTGGCCAGTCCCTTGGCACACGGTACATCGCTCACGGACCTTGACTATTTTGGTAGGTTTGGCATCTCTGCCTTGGAACTGTATTACATTGTTTTTAAGTTCATAGTCAAAGAAACCGTTGCCGTTACACTTCTCACAGATAATAAATTTTTTAATCTTGTTTGACATTGGGTTTATTTAGTTCCTTTTTTAACCCGGTCTCATCATATAACTCTTTTAACAATTCATTGGCCAACTCTTGGTCGTCCATATCAACATAAGTTTCTTCTATCTTTTGTTCTTCGTAATCACTCATAACAAATCCTCAAAGTAAGTTATTTTAACTCTTAGTTTATCGAGTTCATCTTTCGATGCCCATTGTATTTTATCTTCTTCCCTATGACTTGCCAAAGTATTAATTAAAAGCACTAAAGCCTCTTTGGTGTGGTCAGGTAGTTCATTGTAACGATGTAACTCGTGCCAATTTAGTGGTTGCGTTAATTTATCCATTGTACTCGTCCTCCCTTGCGACTATCCTTTTTGTTGCTATATCCTCTAATACAGAATTAATATCGATTAAAGTATTATCAGATGTTATATATCGTATCAATTCATCTACTGACATTTCATGCTGTAGTTCTTCTACTTCATATCTTATTATACTACTATGTATATCCATTTTATTTGTCCTCATCGGTTAGTTGTTTGCTTAATTGATTGTGTTCTTGGTTTAGTTGTTCTATGTCTATGCCTATTTCTTTATCAGTTTCTAATCGTATAAAGTTGTGTTGCGTTTGATTTAACTCTTTGTGTTTTTTAAAGTAAGTGGCGTACCAAGCCATAATTCTCTGACAGGTCATGGCATATTCCCCAATACCTTGTATGCCCTTGTTTAGATCTATCAGTCTTTTCTCATCTATATCAGTCATTAGTGTATTTCCTCCTTCTTTGGTTTGTCATTTAGTAAAGATAAAAACTCAACCAGATCAGGATTTATCTGCGTGATTGAGTTCTGCTCGTTATATAGAGTCTTCAACGTTTTGTTGTTGACTCGTTCAGCAAAGGTTACTGCTTTATCGATATGCACTTTATCAAGATAGTTTAGTTTAACCTGGAGATGAAAACTTAATAGCATCGACTCATAGTGATGAATGATGCTAATTAAATTTAATACCTCATCTCGAGACTGTGCTAACTCCTCTCGTAAATTGTCTACCAATTCAGCAAAACCATCTGGTTCTTTGATCATTGGTTTAGTCCCTTTCGTAGTTGTTTAAAAATGTTTTGAGTTCATCGACGGTCATGTCCATGTCTTTCGCTACGTTCTCCTGATAACCACGCATCATGACGGCTACCATTTCACCGGCAGTACGATGCTCATAATTTGCCAATAAGTTTAAGCTATCCATCACGCCTCTTCGGATTGCCATGGTAGTCCATTTTGTTACTTCCTTTTCTTGGTTTAGTTTCATAATTACTCCTTATGTTTCTGAATGATCCTCATAGAGAGGTGCAGAGTCTTGCTCTAAGCACTCTCGTGCATAGTTGGCCGCCTCTTCCTCAGACATACCCATGTCTAAACCCTCTTCGTATTTGTACTCTAAATATTGATCGTTTATTTCATTACTCATCTTGCACCTCTCTTTGCTCTTCAATTGAATTAATAATTTCACGGTAAGTATCCTTTTGTTGACTATCCCATTCACATAAGGGTTCAACTTTATTGGCTTTTCGCATGGCATCTTTTTCACTATCCGCCATGATACTTTTTTGCACTCGGTAAGAATAAGTGCCTTTAACCAGATATTTCCTCACCTTGCACCTCCTCATCTAATATTTCATAATAAGTTTCGCCATAGTCTTTGCCATGTATCCACTCTGCATTGTCATAAATACCAATACCATTAGTGTACATTTCGTCTAGTTCAGTTTCATCTTTGACTTCAACATCAGCATACTCGGTATAATTTACATGATTAATTATTCTAACTTTCATTTTCCATAGTTCCTGGGATCTCTCTCGGTGGTTTAAATTAAGAGGTTGAGCTGGAGACAACAATGAGAATACTCTACCCAACCCCCATAGGATATATGATAAGGTATAGTGAGTTATAATGCAAGTATAATATTCAATAGGTAGAGAGCCACTAAATGGGGTAAACCGATGAGGAAGTTTATTTTAGCAGCCCCCATTACTTTAACGATAAGAGATTCATCAATGAAAATGAATATCCACAGCAAAGTAACATATTGCCCCCAGAAAGACCACCACTTTATGCTTGAAATGGCCTTGGGTGGACTTTATAATCAGACTAACAGCAACCAAATAAGGGATTGTACCTTGGATAAGGATTATCAGATATTAAAAAAAGTACCCAGACGCACTAAGTCGGGGGATAAAACCGTACATCTGAGTGATGAGTTCTTGTTGAACTGGCGAGTGAATATGTCTGGTCGACGTAGTTTTTATCTCAGAGACGATCAAGTGCATTGTTTGTTGGTCAATTACTCTAGAAAGGGTTCACATTCGTTTGGGTATGATTACCGTAAGGGCAAGGTCCATAAGTCAAAAGTCTTTGGGTATTTTCCGAATATGACGGTTGATGATGCACGGCTCAGGGCCATTGAGATAGAGAAAGAATGTATCCAGGGAGATAAAGATTACGATGAATTGTTTGAAATTCACCGGTTGCCCTTGTTTTTGTACTTTTTGATGACCGATGAGGGTGAGATTAAAATTGGACACTCAACAGATGTGTGGAACAGGATTAATTCTTTGGTAACCACGCAACGTGGGGTAACCCTTTTGGGACTCCGAGAAGAGTCGAAATTTGTTGATGAACGGAAATTGCACTATTTATTTCGTGCTTTTCGGATTAAAGGGGGTGAATATTTCCAGAAAAATGACTTTTTGTTGGAATTAATTGCTCGTTTTTGCGTGTATCGGGACTCAGATGTGCAAATTGCACGGCTCATGGGTCAATTTGACACAGAAATTTACCCAAAATGATGGTTTTTTCCCATTTTCTACTATGCAGCTCCTTAGAAAAACTTTTTTTAAAAACACTTTGCAGAATAGACAAATATTTTAGGAAACTAGGAAAAATAGCATAAGAATAGGCTTTTAAGGATTTACTACTGGGAAAATTTTAGGAATTATTCCTAGTTTTTAGGAAAAATAGCTAAATAAAGCAAAAAACCGACTAAAAAAATAGATTTTTTTTATTTTTTTTTATATTTCTAAGGGTGTGCATAGTAGTTTTAGGACAAAATTTGCTATTTTAAGTTAATTTTATATAATATTTTTATGGGATCACACAAACCAATAGCATTACGGACAGAAAAAGACCTAACTTCTAAGCAAAAGAAGTTTTTATCTCTACTTGTTAAGAACTGGGGCATGATAAGTCAGACTGAGGCAGCTTTGAAAGCCGGATATGGTAAAAATGAAAGATCTGCTGCTGTAATGGCAAGTAAAATGTTAGACCAGAATAAAAATCCACATATTGCTAGAGTTTTAGAAAAAATGTTAGCTAAAGAAGCTGAGAAATATGAAAAAGATAAGTTAAGACGTTATAAAACATTTGAAAGATTAAGAGATGGGGCAGAAGATAAAGGTCAGTTTACAGCTTCAATTAATGCAGAGTATCGTTCAGGTCAATTAGCCGGATTGTTTGTCGATAAAAAAGAAATACAACATTCAACATTAGAAGGTATGACTAGAGAACAGCTAGAAGAAAGATTAAAAGACCTAGAAAACAAAATTGGTGCAAATACTATTATTGTTGAAGGTGAAGTTAAAAGTTAATCTTGTATTTCAAGTTCATACATTTCCGTAATACATGATTTGAGGATTAAATCTAAACCACCCCAACCACCATCTGAGGTATAAGTATTACATAGTTTTACACATTCTTTATCTTGATGAATTAGATAACCAATACTATAAGCCAAAACGTGCTTTTCCTTAGTTACCTCTTCTACACTTTTCCAAGAGCTATCACCAGTATGATCTTTCCAGATAATAATATATAGCGGAAAATTAGGTTTATTCGTTTTCATCTTCAACTACAATTTTTGTATTTTCTGCAAACATTATTCTTTTAATGATTTCTATATTTCTTACGATATCTTTTGGGTGTACTTCAATATGAGTTATACCATTTTCTTCGTGATGTATTATTTCAGGGTGTTCTTTGTCTAATAGTTTTTTGGTGTAAGCTGTGTAAAATGCATTTTCAATTATTTTTTTAATTGACCTATCTAATCCTAAATAAAAATAAATAAATTTAGCGTCATCTTGTTGATCAGAAATATCAAAAAGAGAAACTGTCAAATTACCATCTTTATCTATCGTTTGTTTCATACTTAAACACCACAAAAAATGTCTTTTGTTAACAACTATGGTATCTTTTGAGCATAAAATGTCAATAAATGAGTCAAAATTGTGGAAAACTATCAAGACCGTGCAGAAACCCTATTCTGATTGGTTTCTTTTCCGCCTAGAATCCAAGACTATCAACGGAATTCCTGATGTTTATGGGTGTATTAGAAATACATCATTTTGGCTTGAATTAAAGTGTTCAAATGCTAAAGATAAAGGACTTTCAAAATATCAATGGAATTGGCATATTGATTATTTACGCTCTGGTGGTAAATCATATATTCTTAATTACCATGCCACGCAAACCAAGCTCCAACTTCTAGCGATCCATGAGCCGAGAACCCTGCACCCTATCCAAGAATGGACTTTTGACCGTGAGCCGGGAACCAAAGACCTAGAAAAACATATAATCATTATACTTGAATTTATTGCCAATTGCTAAAGGGCCTCGTTTTTCGCATTTATAGCTTAGATGATCAGCGTCCCCGTTTATACGCTTTCGATCATTACCCTTTTCTCTCAACAACAAGAGGTAAACTTATTTATACCGCCCGGTACGGTTCTCTAGATCCTTCATGTCCTGGTGGTGCATTACCACCATGATAATTCCAGACGCCATCATCATTCCCAGAGCAAATCCTACTATAAACATCATCATTTTATGTCCTCCCCTACATTTGTAATATAATTAAAAATTTTACTCCAGTCGCCTTTATGTGCTTTACCAGTAAATAAAACTTGATTACTTTCACCATGTCGTACTGTTACAATAGAGTTTTTTAAACTAACAATTATTTCTGCAGCACCTTCCTCTAAATTATTTTCCATTATGTCCCCTTTAAAGTTTATTTATATATTCATAACCTTGTTGCAATTCTTTTTCAGTAATGCCCAGTTCATTAACCATGTCATCTACCATTTCTTCCCAATATATTCCACTTGTGATTTCATCTACCATATTGTATGCCTTCATATCATTTTTATATGCATAACGATTGTCGTAATCTTCCTCATATCGACCACTAGTTTTATCTTGACACGCAAAATGTAAACCCTCACAAGCATAGCGACAACTACTAAAAATTTGTTCTACAACATAATCCATTCTTTCTTTATTCATCACTCACCTCCCAACCTAATAACTTACAAATTTTTTCATAAGTTTCTTGACCAGAGGTTGAAAATCTATCGAAATCCCACCCCATATCGTCTATTAAATTTACTAATTCATCAAATTGCTTTTGTGTTAGTTTCATTACTATTCCTCATTGTTGTTTAATACCTTATAATACTAACATATAAATGATATATTACAAGTTATTTATTATTGACAATAAAAATACATAAGCACATAATCATATAGTAATCATTTTATTTATTCTGTTTCATTAGGGCGAAAGCCCGTCTCGAAGCCCTCAACGGGCAAACACTTAAGCCCCCTTTAAGGGGGTTCTTTTTGTGTCATACAAAAAAATCCCAGACTGTGCCGGGATTCTTCTCGAGGTATTCTCTATATTATTTATAAAGCAAAACTACCCTCTTCCACTTCAACCAGATACTGTTGTTCTTTACCGTAATATTTTAAGTGATCCACTTCTTCCAATGTATTCACCAAAAATATTTCAGGATATTTAAGACACGATATCCAAGTTACTCTAAATTTAAATGTTCTCATTGTTGCACCTCATAAAAATGGGGCTATTTCTAGCCCCTGTTAAAGTTATAAATTGTTTTTAACCAAACATTGATTATAAATCTTATTAGCTGTATTGGTTATTATATCTAATGTTTCATTTTGCTTTTTATTTGATTCTTCTATTTCTTCATCAGTAGTAGCAGATTTAAAGCTAACCTCTACATTTTCCATCACAGCATGATAAGCTTTTAATTTACATATTTGTTTAAGCTGTAAGTTATTAAGGTTGTCTTTATGTGTATTTTCAAATAGACAAATTTCTTCTATAGAAGAAAAATTGCTAATAGCTTTATAAGAAACATAAGTCTTATTATCTTTTTCTTCTATTGTCATAACCATAACATTAGAATAAGTCGACATTTTAGGCTTACACCATTTATTTGTTTTTGGGTTTAAAGTTTGTTTAATGAATCTATTACCTTTTTTATTAGTTTCGATCCAATACCTAACGCTAGTTTTTAACTTAAAGCCCCATGGATAATTATTTACTTGTATAGCTGTATCAAAATCAATTGCATTATAATTATATTTCATTGTTTTACCTCTATCTGTTGTTATATCCTGGTTTATTCCAGGATTACCTATTATTATACATATAAGGATATATAAATCAAATAAATTAATTTAAAATAAAAGCTTTACATTAAGCAAAAAATCATTATAATTAATCTTGTAAGATTAATTAAAACAATGAGGTTAAAATGAAAATTATTAAAAATACATCTGGGTATGATTCCAGAAAACTACAATCTTTATTTAGTGCAATTCATAATGAGATTGCAAAAGATGAAGGTAGATTAAAACATTGGAAAGGTTTGCAAGTTCAAATACAGGCAAAGTCATATGGATATTCTGGTAGAGCCTATCTTGGAAAAGTTTACGGTGAGGGCTGGGATATGTTTTTATCGGTTAGTCCTAGATTAACTTTAATTCAAATATCTCAATTATTTGCACATGAGCTTTATCACTCTTATGGATTTAACCATCATCAATTTAAAAGAGATCCACTCAATGAAAAACAAATGGCTAGACTTGAAAAGAAATTTAAGATTGAAGATTTGCATAGAGTTAAAAAACCAAAAGCTAAAGTTGATTATGTAAGATTGAGATATGAAAACGCACAAAATAAGTTAGCTGAATGGGAAAGCAAACAAAAAAGAACTAATAACTTAGTAAAGAAATGGAAGAAGAAAGTTGCGTATTATGAAAAAAAATATATTAACAAGTAAATAATGAGGACTAAAAAATGAGTAAACTAATAAAAAAAGATGATATCGAGAATATGGCCATTGAATGGTATAAAAATAAAGTTAAGATAGATAAATTAAAAATTGAAAATGATAAAAGGGCGGATCAGTTAAAAGCTTATTCATTAAAATATAATAATATACTTGTAGAAAACAAATGCCAAATAATCGATAGTAAATATTCTAGTTTTGATAGTAAGGCATTAAAAATTGATTACCCAAAAATATATGCAAAATATTATAGTTCTAAACCTATAAAAAGAATATTAATACATAAAGCTAAATAAAATTACTTGCTAGACCTTACGCCCCTTAATCAAGGGGCGTTTTTTTTGTCTACGATTTACAAGGCTCAATCTTAAAATGAAAATGGTTTTATATATAATTATTCTAAATTAAATAAAAAAATATTTATTAATTAAAAAAAAGAGTAAAGATTAAGTTAGATAGATGCAGTATGGTGGATTAAATTCTAGTAATGATTATAATGGAGGCTCATGAAGACTGAACTAATGACAACAGAGCAGATGAGGCTCGAAGTAGAAAGGCTTTGGATAAAGCACATTAAACTTTGTCAAGACGATTTTTTATATTTTGTGCAAGAAGTCTGGCCCGATTTTGTTTGTAGAAAATCTAAAAAGCCAGAAGAGTGGGGCCATCATCAGATTATCGCTAAAGAGTTTACTGATATTGCTGACCAAAGAAAAGGGAGGCTCTTAATCAATATGCCACCCAGACATACCAAATCAGAATTTGCATCAGTTTACTACCCCGCTTGGATTATTGGTAAGTATCCAAAATTAAAAATTATGCAGGTATCTCACAACACGGAACTGGCAGCAAGGTTCGGGGCTAAAGTGCGTAACATCATTGACTCGAAAGAATATAAACAAATATTTGGGGACGTGCGATTGCGTGAAGATTCCAAAGCTAAAGGTAGATGGGAGACGAATCACGGTGGTGAATACTATGCGGCAGGCGTGGGCTCATCCATCACGGGCCGTGGTGCGGACTTACTGATTATCGACGACCCCCACACGGAACAAGACTCGATGTCTGATACTGCCATGGAACGGGCGTACGAATGGTACACCTCAGGTCCTCGTCAGCGTTTACAACCGGGAGGCTCGATCCTAGTGGTCATGACCCGTTGGGCCGAGGACGATTTAACCGGTAGATTACTGAAGGCTCAAACCGAACCTAAAGCAGACACTTGGCGACAAGTTTCTTTTCCAGCGATTCTCGACTCAGGGAACCCGGTCTGGCCAGAATATTGGGAACTGGATGAACTTGAAAAAATTAAAGCCTCTATTCCAATTAGGAACTGGTCAGCACAATATATGCAGAATCCTACCTCAGAGGAAGGAGCGATACTCAAACGAGAATGGTGGATGCCGTGGGAACAAGAAACACTACCACAGTTACAACATGTCATTCAAAGTTATGATACGGCGTTTTCCAAAAAAGAAACGGCGGACTATTCTGCGATCACCACTTGGGGTGTGTTTTTCCCAGATGAAGGTGGAGCCCCAAATATTATTTTACTCGATGCTATTCGTGGTAAGTTTGATTTTCCAGAGCTCAAGGCCGTGGCCTTAGATGCGAATAAATACTGGGAGCCAGAAACGATTATCATTGAGCAAAAAGCCAGTGGTGAACCACTCACGCAAGAGTTCCGACGTATGGGTATTCCGGTGGTGCCATTCACGCCTACGAGGGGTAATGACAAACATACCCGAGTCAACAGTTGTGCCCCGGTCTTTGAAAGTGGAGCGGTGTGGTATCCATATGGGGAAAAATTTGCCGAAGATGTGATTGATGAATGTGCGTCATTTCCCAACGGAGCGAATGATGACTATGTAGATTCCACGACGCAGGCAATATTAAGGTATCGCCAAGGAAACTTTGTTGAGTTATACTCAGATTATGTGGATAATGAAGACCGACCTCCAAAAAATTATCAATACTACTAGGGGATATTTTCCATGGCAGAAAATGAAAACGAATTAGATATTGAAGTCGAAGAACTTCAAGAAGAAGAGTTAACAGAAGAACTTGAGGCGGAAGCAGAAGAGAATCCTTTTTTTGAAAATCTAGCCGAGACGTTGGATGAACGAGTCTTATCTCGTATGGCAAATGAATTGATTGCCGATTACAAAAAAGATAAAGTGTCTCGTGGTGACTGGGAGAAATCTTACACCAGTGGCTTAGATTTACTAGGGTTCAAGTATAACAATGAAGGAGGCCCGTTCCTCGGTGCCAGTTCCGTGACGCATCCGATGTTAGCCGAAGCGGTCACACAATTTCAAGCTCAAGCCTATAAAGAATTATTACCCAGCGATGGACCGGTTAGAACGCAAGTGGTGGGTGAAGTCAACGATGAAAGAACCGCTCAAGCCGAACGAGTGAAAGAATTCATGAACTATATGATCATGGATAAGATGGAAGAGTATACCCCAGAGTTTGACCAGTTATTATTTTATTTACCATTGGCCGGTAGTGCGTTCAAAAAAATATATTACGATGATGTGATGCAACGAGCGGTATCTAAGTTTGTACCGGCGGAAGATCTTGTGGTGCCGTACTATGCAACCGACTTAAATGATTGCGAACGGATTACGCATGTCATTCGTATGAGTGAGAACGATGTGTTGAAAAAACAACGTTCAGGCTTTTACCGTGAGGTAGAGATACTACCCAGTCGTTTAGACAGTGATGATGTTAAAGATAAGTACGACCAGTTAGAGGGGACTCAAAATAATGAGGAATCGGATTATCAAATGAATGTATTAGAAATGCATGTTGATTTAGATTTAGAAGAATACGAACTCGACGGTAAAGGTGAAAAAAATATTAAAGTACCGTTTATTGTAACTTTAGATGAAGGCTCTAGAGAAATATTATCCATCTATCGTAACTATGATGAAGACGATGAAGTCATGAAACGCAAAGAATACTTTGTGCACTTCAAGTTTTTACCGGGACTAGGATTTTATGGTTTTGGTTTAATTCACATGATTGGTGGTTTGAGCAAAACTGCTACTGCAGCATTGCGACAGTTGCTCGATGCAGGAACCTTATCTAACTTACCTGCTGGATTTAAGTCTAGAGGTATGCGTATTCGTGATGATGACCAACCATTTCAACCGGGTGAATTTCGAGATGTCGATGCACCAGGTGGCAACATCAAAGATCAGTTTCAAATACTACCATTTAAAGAACCATCTAATGTTTTAATGCAGTTATTAGGTTTTGTGGTCAGTGCAGGACAAAGATTTGCAGCGATTGCTGACATGCAAGTGGGGGAAAGTAGTCAAAAAGCAGCCGTGGGCACTACCGTTGCACTCTTGGAGCGTGGTTCTAGAGTCATGAGTGCGATACATAAACGTTGTTACTATGCGATGCGACAAGAATTTAGGTTATTGAGTGGTGTTTTTGCAACTTATTTACCACCTATTTATCCGTATGCCGTTTATGGCGGTAATCGTATGATAAAAATTCAAGATTTTAGCGAAGAAGTTGATGTTATCCCCGTTGCCGACCCTAATATTTTCTCAATGACACAAAGAATTTCCTTGGCACAGTCACAATTACAGATTGCTCAGAGTGCACCAGAGTTACATAACATACATGAAGCTTATCGTCGTGTTTATTCAGCACTCGGTACCAAAGATATTGATAGTTTACTCAAACCAGACATTAAAGATGCTCCAACTGACCCAGCGATGGAGAATGCTAAGGCATTACGCATGAAAATACCTGTTGTTTTCCCAACACAAAACCATGATGCTCACATTTTTTCTCATGTAGCCTTTATTAGGTCGAGAATGGTGCAAGTTAACCCAGCAGTGTATGCGTTATTGCAATCACACGTTAGTGAACACATTTCCTTGAAGGCTCGAGCACAAATATTACAGATGATTCAAAACGAAAAGCCAGAAATTATGCAATTAGCTGAAAGAGAGCCAGAACAATTTGAATTAATTACTGAAAGTATGGTAGCCGAGCGTATTCAAGCGTTAACCGAAGAGATTGTAGAAGCTGAAATTGCATCACAAGGTCCAGATCCTATTGTGGCTTTGAAACAACAAGAGTTAGATTTACGAGCAATGGATATGCAACGTAAATCAGGTGAATTCAACGAAGTCGAAGGTAGAAAACGTGAAGAGTTTGATGAAAGTTTAAATTTAGACAAAATGAAACGTGAAGATGCTGAAGCTGCATCTAAAGAACGTATTCGTGTTGCTGATGATAAAATAAAAATTGCTGCTAAAAAAGTTACTGGAGGTAAATAATGGCTCAGAACGAAAAATATACAAAATTTGCTGGGGTTGAATTAAAAGGCAAAAAAACTAAAGCTGGTCGTCAAAAATACATGGATGAAAGGGGGAAAACTGTATCTGAAAAATCTATAACTTTTAAATTAGGTAATAAATATGTAAATGTTCCTTCAATACATGACGGTTTTGAATATAGAGGCGATGAAGTATTTAACATGTTAAGATCTGGAAAAATCAAACCCACCTCAACTCATAAAACTGAAAAAGAGGCTATTCAAGCGGCAAAGAAAAGAAGTAAAAATCTTTATCAAGGTGGACTTACCAAAACAGTGCCACCCAAACGAGGACCTAACCCACAAGGTTTAAAAAATGGTGGTTGTCCTCATCGTGAAAATGGTGTAAAAAGTGACATCAAAGGCATTAGTAATATACAAATAAAAGGTCAAAAATTTATAGGAACTAAATAATGTATGATGTAGATACGATTATTGCAGTACAAAACGTTATTAAGAAAGACATAGAAAAGATTAAAGAGCATATTATATACAATATAGACAATACTGAAGCTTTGGCGTATGCTAAAGGCAAGCTCAACGGCTTAGAGCTGTTGCTACAGGATTTAAAAAACCTGCAAAACAAAGAGGAGTAAGAATGACAAGTAAGTCAAGTATTATCAAACCTGATTATATCAAGGATGAAGTCGATTCATCAGCCGACAAAGCAGCCCCTAAATTAACACAAAATTATTTAGATCAAATTGATCGTTTGCCCGAACCTGTCGGGTATCGTATGTTAATTAAAATGTGGAAGATGTCAGAAATGACTGATGGTGGTATTGCTTTATCAGAACAAACTTTAGAAACTTCTGAAATGACTTCAGTGGTTGGCTATGTCGTTAAAATGGGCAATATGTGTTACAAAGACACAGAAAAATTTTTAAACCCATGGTGCAAAGAAGGTCAGTTTGTAGTCATAGGACGTTATGCAGGAGCAAGGTTTAAAACTAAGTTTGGGGAGCATAGGATTATAAATGATGATGAGATTATTGGTACCATAGATAAACCCGAGGATATCCTCGCACTATTTTAGGAGTAAAATATGTCGGAAGTACAACAAGAAGTTGAATTAGATTTGGATGACGTTCAAGAAGAGAGCGTTGAACTTGAAAATAAACCAGAAATTCCTGAAGAATCTGTCAAAGATGCCGTTGGGGAAGTTGATTTAGGTTATAAAGATCCCATGGAAAAACAAGAAGAGCCTGAAAAAGCTGAAGACGCTGAAAAAGCAGTTTTGCCAGAGTCAACAGATACTGGGGCTACAGCAGAAGCAAAAACAGATAATTTGCCAGCTGAATCAGAAAAAGTTCAAAAAAGAATTGATAAACTGACTCGTAAATGGAGAGAAGCAGAAAGAAGAGAGAAAGCTGCTTTAGATTATGCTAAAGGTGTGCAAGAAAAATACGAAACTGCCAATAAAAAAAGTTTATCAGCTGATGAAAGTTACATTAAAGAATACGATGCTAGAGTCGATGCTCAAAGGGAGCAAGTAAGAATTAAATTACAAGACGCTATTGAGGCTAATGATTCTGCAAAAATTGTAGAAGCGAACGATGAGCTCACTAGATTAGCAGTAGAGAAAGAAAAAGCTAGAATGCGTTTTGCAGAAATGGAGGCTGAAAAAACTCAAGCTGAAGAGACAAAGAAAGAAGAGCCTGTTCAAGCTGAAGCACCACCTCAACAACCAAGTGCTAAAGCACAAGGCTGGGCAGAAAAAAATTCATGGTTTGGTAATGATGAAGTCATGACCAATGCCGCATTTAGTATTCACTCTGAATTAGTTAAAGAGGGGTTTGACTCAGAGTCGGACGAATACTACAATGAAATAGATACCAGACTTGCGGAATATTTTCCGAACAAGTTTGCTTCTACTGAAGAAAAAGTAGAGGAGAAAAAACCCGTTCAAACTGTTGCCTCGGCGGGGCGTAAACAGCAAGGACGCAAGACCGTGAAACTCACCCGTTCACAAGTAGCGATAGCTAAAAAATTAGGGGTGCCACTAGAAGAATACGCTAAATTCGTGAAGGAGTAACGATATGACTACAGAAAGTAAGAAAAGAACCTCACGCAGCTCTAAGGAGAATAAAGAAATTCGTAATAAACCTTGGGCTCCACCATCAAGTCTTGATGCACCACCTGCACCGCAAGGTTATGCTCATAGATGGATTAGGGTAGAAAGTGCTGGTTTTATGGATACAGGTAATGTTTCCAAAAAACTCAGAGAAGGTTGGGAATTTGTTCGAGCTGAAGAAGTGCAGAATGAAATCGGCGACCATGACTATCCAGTAATTCATGAAGGCAAATATCAGGGGTTAATCGGAGTTGGCGGCCTTGTGTTGGCAAGGATACCAAATGAAATAGTCGAGCAACGCAAGAAGTATTTTCAAGACATTACTTCTGACCAAGTAAAAGCAGTTGACAACGACATTTTAAAGGAACAACGACCAGAGATGCCTGTAAATATCGACAGACAGTCTCGTGTAACTTTTGGTGGTAACAGAAAGTCTTAATTTTTTAACTTTTGTAACCACATTTGTTTAACTATTTTATGGAGTTTAATTATGGCAAACCAAGATTCTGCGTTTGGGATGCGTCCGGTAGGCAGAGTAGGTGGAACACCCTACACTGGAGGACAAACTCGTTATAGAATAGCTGCGAATTACGGAACATCAATTTTCAAAGGTGACATGGTAATGCAAGTCACTGGCGGAACAGTTGAAGTACATGCCGATGGTGGCACAGTTCCTATCGTAGGTGTTTTTAACGGATGTCGTTTTACGGACCCAACCACTGGAAAAGAAACTTTTTCCAATCATTACCCTGCAAGCACAAATGCTTCTGATATTGATGCATTTATTATTGATGACCCAATGGTTATATTCGAAATTCAAGCAGATGCTGCTTTCCCTATAGCTGACTTATTCGGTAACTTTGATATCGTTTACACATCAGCTGGAAGCACAACAACTGGTATATCCGGTGCTGAACTAGATGTAACTACTGGTGCAACTACTGCTGGCTTACCTATTAAAGCGATCGATGTTTCAAGAGATCCTAACAATAGTGATGTCGGAAGTGATGCGACCAATGTGCGTGTAATTATTCAAAATCACATATTCGGCCAAAAAGGTGCCGGTCTAGCTTAGGAGGTTAGTTATGGCTATTTCAAGATCACAACTAGTCAAAGAGTTAGAGCCTGGGCTTAATGCTCTTTTTGGACTAGAATACAACCGTTATGAGAACGAACATGCTGAAATTTTTGATTCAGAGACTTCTGACAGAGCCTTTGAAGAAGAAGTTATCTTGTCCGGTTTCGGAGCGGCTCCTGTAAAATCTGAAGGTGAAGGTGTATCTTTTGATACTGCACAAGAAGGTTTCACAGCAAGATATACACATGAAACTATCGCAATGGCTTTTGCTATTACAGAAGAAGCAATTGAAGATAATTTATACGACAGATTAGCAGGTCGTTATACAAGAGCATTAGCACGTTCTATGGCTAACACTAAACAAGTGAAAGCTGCAAACGTTCTTAACAATGCTTTTAACTCAAGTTTCACAGGCGGTGACGGCGTTGAACTATGTTCAGCAGTACACCCTCTAACAAACGGCGGTACATTTGCTAACGAGTTGTCAACAGCTGCTGACCTATCAGAAACATCTATGGAGCAATCATTAATTGATATCGCTGCATTTGTTGATGAAAGAGGTCTTAAAGTTGCTTTACAAGGTGCTAAATTAATCATTCCAAAAGAACTTCAGTTCACAGCGGAAAGAATATTAAAAACACCTCAGCGTGTCGGTACATCAGATAACGATATTAACGCTATGGCTTCAATGGGTATGATCCCACAAGGCTACAGAGTTAATCATTATCTAACTGATACTGATGCTTTCTTCATTATGACTGATGCACCTAATGGACTTAAACAGTTTGTTAGAGCACCAATCAAAACTGCTATGGAAGGTGACTTCGATACAGGTAATGTAAGATTTAAAGCAAGAGAAAGATATTCATTTGGATTCTCGGATCCTAGAGGGATATTTGGTTCACCAGGTGCTGCTTAATTAGCTCACTAGGTAACTAATTAAAGGGGACTTTCGAGTCCCCTTTTTTTTGGGTATAATTAAACTACTATACAAATAAACTGAATACAGACGTGTATAGTCGACGACCTAAAGACTGTATTCTTTAAATTAGGAGATGTATATGAGTAATTCAACATTTAGTGGTCCAGTCAGATCAGTCGGTGGCTTTACAGTCGTTAGTGCTAAAGATGATGGGACAACACAAGCAAGTATTAGCTCAACTGGTGTAGCATCATTAGATGCCAACACAATGTCAGTAGAGGCTGGTACTGGTATCACCACAGGTACTGGAACTGTTTACAGAAGTTCTGTTATTAGAGAAGGTGGTATCATCACAACACAAATTTTAATAGATTTAACAGGTTTAAGATCAACAGGTTCTGGTGACATTATTGGTGTCGATGGCACATCTTTAGTCTGTCACATTGGTCAGATTGTTGCGGCAACAAATGGTACTATTCTAACAGGTAGTATGGAATGTTTTGAAGCACCAACTGGCGGTGATCCAGATATTAATGTGCATTCTGCGACAGAAGGTACAGGAGTTGAAGACGGAGCTATTGGCGACTTAACTGAAACATTATTAGTTAACGCTGGTGATGCAACTTTAGGTAGTAAAGTATACTTTACAGCCGTACCTGCTGCTGATTCGTTTTTATATTTAACAACTGGTGCTGCAACAGATGGAGACTACACCGCTGGTAAATTATTAATTGAACTTAAAGGTTACGCAGCGTAATATGATTTAAGTGCCTCTTCGGAGGCACTATTTTAGTTTCTTAATTAAGGAGGGAAACATGGCAGATACAGTAACAGGACCTACAATCTTACAACAAAACGATAAGAGAGTAGTTATCAAGATAGTCAACCAATCAGATGGTTCAGGTGGTACCACAGTCTTTGCAGATGTCTCTGCATTAGCAGATAACAAAAATGGACAATCCGTCACAACAGTAAGCCCACAAAGAATATGGTGGTCTTGTGCCAATGGTGATGGTGGTGATTCTTTTGCTAGATTAGACTTTGAAGATTCAGATGGCGATATCCCTATTGTCACATTAGTTGATTCAGGGTATTGGGATTTAAGAGAATTTGGTGGTATTCCTGCAAACACTTCATCTAACTCAAACCAAAGTGATGTTAACTTTGTTGTACCGGGTGCAGCTGATTCAGGCAATACATACACAGTCATTGCAGAATTTATTAAAAACTACGATTAATAATGGACATTAGTGTAGAACAATATACGAATGAACTGATAGGTTTTGCGAAAGGCGGTATGCCTGCTCGCAACAAAAAAAATTTTAGATCGACAAAATCTGGGGCAGGTATGACGCAAGCAGGTGTAAAAGCCTATCGTCGTATGAATCCGGGCAGTAAATTAAAAACAGCCGTGACAGGTGATGTTAAAAAAGGGAGTAAAGCTGCAAAAAGACGTAAGTCATTTTGTGCTAGATCTGCTGGACAAGCTAAAATGCATAATATTAATTGTCGTAAAACGCCTAACAAACGTATTTGTCAAGCGAGGAGAAGATGGAAATGTTAACAAACTTTTATAAAACTGTGAATAAATTGTGGACTACTTATAAAGATAGTTGGACTTGCGAAAGTTGTAAGATAAGGGATATTATTATAGTAATTTTAATTCTTTTATTAATTTTGTTTTAATTTAAGAATTTTAGTAAGACAGCATAGACCATGCTCAACAAGGTCACTATGAACTTTTTTATAGGAGACCACTATGGAGATTACTTTGGTTTACAGAGGGATTACATACACTAAAAGGAAGTAAATGAAATTAACTGATAATTTTACTCTAGCAGAGTTAGTAAAATCGCAAACAGCTGAACGATGTGGTATTGATAACAATCCCGACAAGGAACACATCGAAAGCTTACAAAAACTTTGTGATAATATTTTGCAACCCGTAAGAGATTATTTCCAAAAACCCGTAATGATAAGTTCTGGGTACAGATCACCAGAGTTAAGTCAAAAAATTGGTTCTTCATCTCGGTCGCAACACTGTAAAGGTCAAGCGGCAGATTTTGAAGTGCCGGGTGTGTCAAACAAAGAATTAGCAGATTTCATTAATGATAATCTTGCTTTTGATCAAGTCATTCTTGAATTTCACGACCCTGATGAAATTAACTCTGGTTGGGTTCATGCATCCTATGTGGGCGACCGCAATAGAAGTGAGTATTTAATTGCTGAAAGAGATGATTACGGCAAAGTGAGGTATAGCAGATGTCAATAACAAGAGCACAAATTAGCAAACAGATTTCAAAACCACCCATGAAGAAAAAAAAGAAAAAAAAGAAAAAGATAATCAAAAAAGCTAGGTCTAGATAGCGTATATAAAAACTGTTAAAATTTAAAGATACAAAGGAGAGATATATGGCTAAAAAGAAAGGACAAAAGTTATGCCCTAGAGGCAAAGCAGCTGCTAAAGCTAAATTCGATGTTTACCCTAGTGCTTATGCTAATGCGTATGCTAGTAAAGTGTGTGCGGGTAAAGTAAAAGGCCCTGGAGGCAAGAAACGAAAAGACTTTAGAGGTCCAAAACCAGCTAAAGAAGGTACGTTTGTTGAGTCAGGTGATACATCAGGTTCAGTAATAGAAATGGACATAGATGGCATGACTGTAAGCAACCCTTCAGCTAAGGCGTATTACAAAGGCTTAGTTTAATGGCAAGTGGACTTAAAAAATGGTTTCAGGAGGATTGGGTAGATATTGGTGCTCCTAAAAAAGGGGGTGGATTCAAAAAGTGTGGACGTAAAAGTGCAAAAGGCTCTAAACGTAAATACCCAAAATGTGTTCCAGCTGCCAAAGCAGCAAGTATGAGCAAAAGTCAAAGGGCTTCTGCTGTTCGTAGAAAGAGAGCGAAAGCTCAAGGGGTTGGAGGAAAACCGACCAATGTGCGAACTATTGATAAAAAATATTATGGCGGTTTAATACAATTTTAGGAGATTATTATGGCAAAGCAAAGAGGTCAACAAAATATAAGAAGACTTACAAAAGAACTTGAAATTAGGGTAAAAGGTAAAAGAACTAGAGGTCAAATAAAAAACAAAAAAGCAAAAAGACCAATATCTAAAGTTAAAATAAGTAAAATAGATAATAAAGGTTTAACACCGGCTCGTACTCTTGCTAAAGATGAATCGAAAATTAGTAAAGCTACTATGATGGGTGGCACACCTTTTGGTATGTCAGTTGATGAAAATAAAAAAGTTAAGAAATATGACCCTACCAAAGCAAATCGTGCGGGTCAAAGAATGGGTCAACGTAAAGATGGTGGTATGACTAATTTAAAACCAGTAGCACCAGAACAACAAAAAAGTTTAGGTCAATTACCGGAAAAGGTAAGAAACCGTATGGGCTATGCTAAAAAAGGCACCATGGTACAAGCTAGAGGTTGCGGTATGGCTAGAAAAAAACCAACTAAATTAAGCTAGGAGTTAGTATGTCTGAAACTAGAAAAGAAAAATTACAGAGAGTCAATAAAGAACTCGATAGGAAGAAAAAACTGAAAGATAGTAAAAAATCAAAATTTACTAAAACAAAAGAATTCTTTTTAGGAGACCCAGACGAAAGATTAAGTCGTATGGACAGAAGATTTGCTAATATAACTCGCTTAAAACAAAGTGGGAAAATGAAAAAGTTGTATGAATCTGGGATGGATGGAAATCAACAAGACATGGATGAATTTATTAGGTTACAAAATAAATATTTTACTACTAAAGGTACAATGTCGGTATTTAGCCGTGGTGGTGGAGTGGCTATACAAGGTACTAAATTTAAAGGTCTTAAATAAGGAGGCTATATGGCTACCTCAGGTACAACAGCATTTGACTTAGATATTGATGATATCATCGAAGAAGCCTATGAGCGTTGTGCTATTAGAACTAATAGTGGTCATGATTTAAAATCTGCTAGACGTAGCCTTAATATTTTGTTTTCAGAGTGGTCTAATCGTGGTATTCATCTTTGGAAAGTATCGTTAAATACACAAGAGCTTACATCCGGCACTGCAACTTATACTGCACCTACTAGCACCAGTGATGTTTTAGAAGCTTATATCAGTAGTTCAAGTGGTACAACTAGTTCGACTAGTGATATAGCTTTGACTAAAATATCAAGAAGTGACTATGCAGCAAAAAGTAATAAAGGTGCTACCGGGCAACCATCAGAATATTATGTTGATCGTCAAACCACACCAACCATTACTTTGTATCAAACACCTAATGCCAGTACATATACTCATTTAAAATATTATTTTATGGAACGCATTGAAGATGCTGGAGCTTATACTAATCAAGCAGATGTAGCATTTAGATTTATACCTTGTATGGTAGCGGGACTTGCTTACTATTTATCGATGAAAATAAATCCTTCAATAGTTCAGCAAAATAAAATGATATATGAAGACGAGTTGAAACGAGCATTAGATGAGGATGGACAAAGAACTTCGGTGTATATTACACCGCAAAGTTATTATCCATCAGGTAATTAAATATGAGTAAACTAAAAGCATTAAAAACAGCAATTAACAGAA